CGCAGCGCGGGAGCCGAACTAAACCCGAAGCGTATGACAGCAAAAGAGCGCTCTGCTCTTAAGAAAAAGATTGCATCTCAAATAAGCACAAAGGGTGTAAGCACTACATCATTAATGGCTGCAGCAGAGAATGCAGTTCAAGAGATTGAGGCTGGAGCGAACTCCGCTGATGCACTAGTAGCCGCTGCAGAAAAAACAGCAGCCGATGCTGAAGCGGCATTACAGGCAGCCGAAGCACAAGTAGATGCTGCTAAAGCAGGAGAAACAACTGCTAAAGTACAAGAAGAATTAGACAGGTTAGCAGCAGAAGCAAAGGCTGCGGCAGCAGCAACACAAGCAAAATTAGACCAACTTGCAGCAGACGCTAAAGCAGCCGCAGAAGCAACCGCAAAGGCTCAAGCAGAAGCACAAGCCAAAGCAGAGGCTGCTGCAAAAGCAGCAGCAGAAGCAGCGGCAGCGGCAGAAGCGAAAGCCAAAGCAGCAGAAGAAGCGGCTAAGAAAGCATTAGCAGATGCCGAGGCAAAAGCAAAGGCTGCAAAAGAGGCTGCAGACAAAGCAGCCGCAGAAGCGGCAGAAAAAGCAACAGCGGCAGCAAAGGCAGCAGCAGATGAAGCCGCAGCAAAGGCAGCGGCAGAGGCTAAGGCAGCGCAAGAGGCATATGAGGCTGCACTAAAAGCAGCAAGAGACGCACAAGCAAAGGCAGAGGCAGATGCTAAAGCAGCAGCCGCAACAGCCGATGCTGTAAAAGCATCAGCCAATATCAATGTTACTGGAAGTACTCCTCTCACTGTGCCTGGTCCATTTGATACAGTTATCAGTCCAGCAAATGCAGCAGATATTGCAGCGGCTAAATTGGCTGAAGCCAACGCTAAGGCTGCTAAAGAAGAAGCCCGTCAGTCTGTAGTCACAACCCTGACTGAGAGATTCTCTCGATATGGGTTACAGAGTCTAGTGCCTAAGATTAAAGACTTAGCAGTTATCGGTGCATCAGAGGCTACTGTAAGCCTACAACTACAAGAGACTGAAGAATACAAGCAGCGCTTTAGCGCTAACGAGGCTCGTATTAAGGCTGGTCTTGCTGCCTTAAGTCCTGGAGAATATCTTACAGCAGAAGATGGCTATCGCCAAATCCTAAGAGCCTATGGTCTAAACAACTTTGCTACCGACCAATACGTACAGCAGTTTATTGAGAATGATGTATCACCAACCGAGATGTCTAATCGCGTAGCAACTGCGGTCCAACGAGTACAGAATGCTGACCCTGCGGTTCTACAAACCCTAAAGGACTATTACGGAATCGGTGAAGCAGATGCCGTTGCCTACATCCTTGACCCAGCACAGCAGATTACAAAGATTCAACGTCAAGTTTCTGCAGCAGAAATTGGTGCAGCAGCCCGTATTCAGGGCATACAGCCAGGAGTCGGAGTTGCTGAGCAACTAGCAGCGCAAGGAATTAGTCAGGCTGCAGCCCGTAAAGGCTACGCAACTATTGCTGACATCCTGCCTACGGCAGAAAAACTATCTCAGATTTATGGAGAAGTTGAGACGACTTATGGGTTGTCTGAGGCAGAGCAAGAAGAATTTAATCAACTTGCTTCAGCACAACGTCGCCGTGAGCGACTAATAAAACGAGAGTTGGCTCAGTTCAGTGGTCAATCTGGACTAGGCAGAACATCTCTAACCTCTATGGATAGAGGTCAATTCTAGAATCCTTAATGGACCGACCAGCACCATTAAGAGTAACAGACTGGTAGTAAGAGCCAGCCCATTTCCCCGAATGGAAACTGAGGCTTACGAACTAACTACGAATAGAAGGGTGGAACGTTGCTATGAGCAACAACTACTGGGATGACGAAGACGACGACCTAGATACAACAGACAATCTAGATGGCAATGACCTAGTTAAGAAACTACGTAAAGCCAAAAGAGCGGATGAGAAGCGTATCAAAGAACTTACTGAGCAACTTGAGACATATACCAAGGTGCAGCGTGAGAATACAGTCAAGAGTGTCCTAGAAAAGAAGGGCGTAAACCAAAAGGCTGCTCGCCTTATCCTGAAAGATTTGGAAGAAGTTAACGAAGAGGCAGTTGCAAACTGGCTCGAAGATAACGGAGACCTATTCGGATACAAGGCAGAAGCATCAGAACAGAGTAACAACAACATTGCGGCACTTCGCCAGCAAGATGCTATTACTCAAAGTGCGTTTACCCCAGATAAAGCAGAAGACTTTGAAATGCGTTTGAACAATGCAGATTCAGCAGACGAAGTCTTAAGTCTTTTGCGTTCACAATAATAATCCGTTCATAGTCAAGGAGACTAAAACTCAATGTCTAACCAATATACATCAACCGCGAGCACATCGCTCGGCGGTTCCGTTGGTGGCGCAGGTCTTGTACAGAAGGCGTATGACCGTCTTCTCGAGTTCGCTCTCCGTTCCGAACCCCTAATTCGTTCGGTTGCGGACAAGCGTCCTGCCAAGCAGGCGTTCCCAGGACAGACCGTCGTACTCCAGAAGTACGTCGATTTGGACCAGGCAACAAGCACACTAACAGAAACAACTGACCCAGATGCAGTTGCCCTATCAACACCAACATCCGTAACTGTAACTCTTAACGAGTACGGTAACGCAGTTCTCGTAACCCGCGCTCTCGAGTTGTTCTCACTCGCAGACGTCGACCCAGCGATTGCAAACATCATTGCTTACAACCTCGCTGACTCAATCGACTCTGTCGCAATGACAACACTCCGCTCAGGTACAAACAACATCTACGCAGGTAACGCAACTGCTGTTGCTAACGTAGACGCTGCCGACACAATCGACTCCGCTGACATCCGTCGCGCAGTTGCTAAACTCCGTGCCAACAAGGCTAAGGCTCGTCGCGGCTCCCTATACTGGACAGGTATCCACCCAGAAGTTTCACACGACCTTCGTGCAGAAACTGGAAATATGGGCTGGAACTTCGTTCACGCACAAAGCAATCCAGCAGTCGATAAGATTTGGGCTGGAGAAATTGGCGAGTACGAAGGTGCATTCTTTGTTGAATCACCACGTTTGTACAATGCTAAAGAAGGTGCAGACCAGACTGCTCTCGCTACAACCGCTGTAACTGTTGCAGGTACATCAGCAGGCTTCACCTTCGGTGTCGCTTCATCTGCTGTTATCGCAACTCGCGCTGAGGTTGGCGACAAGATTGCTGGAACTGGTATCGCTTCAGGTGCAAAGATTACTGCAATCAGCACCTCTGGCTCAACCACAACCTTCACTGTAGATACAGCAAACACTGCTGCCGTTACTGCAACAACTGTTGTCACTGTAACTCCAGTAACACGTGTATTCAACACCATCGTATGCGGTGCTCAAGCAATGGCAGAAGCCGTCGCTGAAGAGCCACACATCGTTATCGGTAACGTAACTGACAAGTTGATGCGCTTCCGCCCAATGGGCTGGTACGGCGTACTCGGCTTCGCAGTCTATCGTGACGAAGCGTTGTTCCGCATTACCTCTGGTTCCTCAATCGCTGCTCTCTAGTTGATTGACTCTGAGGGATAGGGAAACCTATCCCTTCGGGGTGAGTTCATTAGGAGGACTTATGACTGAATGGCTATTTAAGACACCCACCGTAATGGAGGGTCCCGCAGGTCAACACCGCCTGTTTGAATTCTTCAAACTGGATAGAGGTATAACAATAGTTCTAAAGACTACTGGTGGTTATGCACAGATTAGATACCCAGAAGACGAGGCTTTAGAAAACTATCCTGTTGTCTATCGCGGTGGATACAACTACACAGTTGACGATACTACAAAAGCAGCATTGATTGCTGGTGGAGTAGGAGTCACGGAGGATAACTTTACGGCGCTATGAAACATTGGGAACATCACCCTGAGCCTGTGGACGGATGCTTTGGGTGCAAGGGATTGTCCATCCAAATGAATGCAGGAGATGCTGATAGTCGTAAACAAATGACTAACAAAGCATTTAATAAAGAATTGGATGCCTACAAAGAGGCTAGAGCACAAGGCATTCAACCAGCAGGAACTTCTATGAACAAAATTCAGGAAGCGGTAAAGGCTAGTGAGACATTAGGTCGAGCGTATGACGCAGGCAAAATGCCACCAGCAAAAGCAATCAACAAAAAATCAGCAGCGGTAATGAAAGAACTAGGAGTATAGATATGCCAATGGTAGGCGAAAAGAAATTCCCATACACAGCCAAGGGTAAGAAGGCAGCGAAGATGTATGCCAAGGCTGAGAAGATGGAAGAAAAAGCAATGATGATGAAGTCCAAGAAGAAGGCTGCTAAGAAGCCTGCTAAGAAGACAGCAAAGAAGAAGTAGTATGGCAGGCAAAACACGAGTAGGACCATTGTCCTCAGGGCTAGCAAAGATTGCAGAAAAAGAAGCCCAGAAAAAAATCAATGCCTTGGATAAAGCAATTATGGAAGGCAGAACACTAAAGTCAAAAAACAAGAATCCAGGAAGATATTTGGATAAATGAAAAAGGCAGCCGCTAAGAAAAAAGTAGCCAAGGTAATGCGCGAGTTTAAGGCTGGCAAGTTGCACTCAGGCAAGGACCCAAAAGGTCCTAAAAAGGCACCAGTTGTAAAGAGTCGTAAGCAGGCAGTAGCCATTGCTTTATCTCAGGCTGGTATGTCAAAGAAGAAAAAGAAGTAATGTCATCAGGAAAGCACAGACCGCACCGCAAGTTTAATCCTGTTCAGATTAAGGATGGCTATGTGGTGCGGTTGAACAAAAATGGGACAGTAAGAGCGGTACTAGGAAAGTACGGGGAATATGGAAAAGAGAGACCCAAGGCTTAAGAGGGCTGGAGTATCAGGCTTTAATAAGCCAAAGCGCACTCCTAATCATCCGACTAAAAGCCACGTTGTAGTGGCTAAAGAAGGCAGCCAAGTCAAGACAATTCGTTTTGGTCAGCAAGGTGTAACTGGAGACAAGAAGCCTACTGCCAGACAGAAATCATTCAAGGCTCGCCACAAAAAGAATATTGCTAAAGGCAAGATGAGCGCAGCCTACTGGGCAGATAAGGTGAAATGGTGAAGAAGAAAG